TACGACGATCGTAGAGATTGAAAAAGAAACAGAAACCGAAAGCGAGGAAGCTGTGACTACAGCCCCAGAAAATACACCGGAGGAAACTCCGGTAGATGCACCGGCCGAGGCTGAAAAAGTCGAGGCTGCTCGTAAAATCATCCGTCCATCAGTACTAGACTCTCAGCGAGTCCGTACTCCTATCGTCTCTATGGCTACATATACAGAGCACAAGATTAAAGCTGCACTAGGTAGCGATGAATCAAAGCTCTACGTAACAGCTGCAGATGACTCTTTTTCTACAAACCCTGCGTTTAATCCAACTCAGTACCTATCAGAGTTTGTAACTAATACACGTTTTGGAACTCCGGCTATTGATGCCTGCAGCCAGGGAGTTTTGCCGACCCAGGGTATGACTATAAACGTGCCCTCACTCGTTACCTCAGCCGGTGGTGGTTCAGGCGTAGCGCCAACCGTCACAGTAGAGGCCGAAGCAGGAGCCGTATCAAATACAGGTATGGTTACAGAATACCTGACCGGTACAGTAAGCAAGTATTCAGGTATGAATACGATTTCAGTCGAACTCCTTGAGCGATCAGATCCCAACTTCTATGCGGAGCTTACAAATCAGCTCCAAAATGCGTATCTAACTTCTATTGATACTGCAGTACTTACAGCTCTCCTTGCTGCAGGTACAAACGCTACAGCTACTACAGCTGATAGCGACGGAGTTATTGCATACAGCTCACAGGCTGCGAAGCTTGTCTATGAAAACACCGGTTATTTTGCACAGAACTACATCGGTAACGGTGCACAATGGCAGCTACTAATGAGCGCAACAGATACCACTAAGCGCCCAATTTATAACGCTATCCAGCCAATGAACGCAGCCGGACAGGTAGGCCCAGGCTCTATTCGCGGCAACGTACTCGGACTCGATCTCTACGTAGATCGTAACTTCGCGCAGACTGCAGTCGATGATAACTCAGCCATTATTTTGGCTCCTGAAGCTTTCACCGTATACCGTGGACCTCAGGCCTATATGTCAGTAAACGTAGTATCAAACCTACAAGTACAGGTCGCTATCTACGGCTTTATGGCAACTATCGCAAAAATGCCTAACGGTATTATCAAGTTTGCGAAAATCTAAATAAAAAACGAATAGTCGGTAGGGCTCTTAGCCCTTTGAGCCCTACCGGCCCTTTTTAAGATTGGAGTACAGAGATGCCAGCGACTTACGTCACCGAGGCCGAGTTAAGAGCTAACCTCGGAATTGAGAACCTGTACTCAAGCGATATAGTCGAGACGTGCTGCCAAACAGCGCAGGATCTCCTAAATCAGTTTTTATGGTTCGCCTCAGCTCCGGTAGTAGGAGTAACGCTACAAAATAACGTGGCTACCGCGATGATTGCTAACCCTATGATTTTTACTACCGGTCAGAGCGTAACCTTGAGTGGATGCGGCTCAACCTTTAACGGCACTCATACGATTACAGGCACAATGCCCTGGAGCGCAGGAACCACAAATCAAATCCCTACTCTTGTATGGAATCCTTATAACTGGAACTGGCCCGCCGGCTATAGCTTTATTCAATTTGCTAAGACAGCCGCGGACGTTAATTTTCAACGTGTATTACCTTATGGCTCAGCCGTAGGAGCAGATACAAAAACAAATTCTTACGCTACTACCCCGGCTATCCGTGAGGCCGCGATGATTCTCGCAGTAGATATTTTCCAGGCGAGGCAGGTCAGCCAAACCGGAGGCGTAACGATTGATGGTTTCAGTCCCTCGCCTTATCGTATGGGTAACTCAATGATCGGAAAAATCAGAGGGCTCATAAGCGGTTATCAAAATCCTAATAGTATGGTCGGATAATGCCGGCACCGATTACTACACTCCGAGCGGCAGTAGCTACAGCTCTAGCTAATCCAAACGTATGGAATACCTACAGCTTTCCGCCTCCAACTATTACAGCTAATAGCGTAATCGTGGCCCCGGCGGATCCGTATCTCACTCCAAACAATAATAGCTATAACGCTATTTCGCCTTTAGCAAACCTAAAAATTATTATGACAGTGCCAATGCTGGATAATCAGGGCAACCTCAACGGTATCGAGACTACAGCGGTAGCGGTATTTAATAAGCTAGCCGCCTCAAATATCGTAATGAATATTGGCAGTATGACGGCTCCTACAGTACTTAGCGTACAAAGTGGGGACCTGCTTACTGCCGATTTTAATATCTCAATTCTTACGAGCTGGAGCTAACAAATGGCATATACAGAAGATGACCTAAAGTTTTTGCGAAAGATCGGGCAGATCGTAGATGAGCCTGAACCGGTCAAAGTAGCAAAAGTAAAACCAACACCAACACCAACTACAACCGAAAGCGAGGAATAGGCTAATGGCTATATTCTTATCAAATGGAGTGGTCGTAACCCTTAACTCGGTAGACCTTTCCGATCACGTAACAAGCGCAACGATTAACCGCGTATTCGAGGAGCTCGAGGTAACGGCTATGGGCGATGACGCGAGACGTTATACAAAAGGCCTGGAAACTTCTACAGTAACTCTTGATTTCCTTAACGATACTGCAGCCGGTGAAGTCCTAGCGACTCTTCAGGGTGCCTGGGGTACTACAGTGCCGCTAACACTTAAGCAGACAAGCGCAGCTATTTCGGCCACAAATCCGGAATATCAAACTACGATTTTGGTGAACAACACCACCGACATTAACGGGGCCGTCGGGGACATTAGTACCCAATCGATTACGTTTACCTGTAACTCAAAGATCGTAGTAGACACTACGGTTTAACCAACTAACAAAGGGGCAACAAATGGCACGACTCAAAATAACAAGGGCTACCGGCGAGGTTACTGAGCATCAGATAACCCCTCGGATTGAGTACCTGTTTGAGCTCTACGCAAAAAAAGGCTTTCATAAAGCTTTTCGTGAGGATGAAAAGCAGACCGATCTCTTCTACCTTGCTCACGAGTGTTTACGCTCTAGTGGAGTAGTGGTAAAAACTTTCGGCCCTGAGTTTCTCGATACGTTAGTAAAGGTCGAGGTCCTAGACGATGAACCTTTAGACTAGGGCGAGACTCCCTTACTTATCAGGTAGCCCAGCTATCTATTAGGTTAGGGATCTCGCCTGAGTCGGTCCTCGATCTCGATGCAGAAATGTATAAAATGCTAATCCAAGTATTAAACGATCAAAATAAGGAGGCTGAGAGAGATGCCAGTAGACGTAAAAGGCGTTAGAACTACTCTTAAAGCCATCCGTAAAGTAGATCCTGAATTACTTAAAGAGATGAACGCTCAGATTAAGGCCGTAATGATTCCCATTAGGGATAAGGCTCGAGGATATGCTCCATCACCTCAGCCCGATAACCTTTACGGCTGGAACGAAAACACGGTAGGTAAAACTATCACCGCTAAAAACTCAGCCTTTAGAACTTTTAACACCGAGGGCCGTTTACGCCTCTTTCCTCTTTATGACTATGAGACGGTTAAAAAAGGTATCTACTACGCTCAGCCTGCAGGCACACGTAATAGAAATGGGTGGCGAGCTCTGTACTACGTAGCTAATAAATCGGCTGCCGGTGCTATCTATGAGACTGCCGGCCGAGCTAATCCCGGCGGATCCTCTAGCAGTAAGTCCAATAACCCAGGAGCCGGCGCTCACTTTATTAGCCGTATGGGTCCTCTCTATGGCGATAAGCGCGAGGAGCGCGGCCGTATGATCTTTAGAGCCTGGGCCGAGGATCAGGGTAAAGCTCAAGCTGCAGTTATCCGAGCTATCGAGAAAACAGTAAACGCCTTTAACCAAGGCCGATACACAAAGGCCGCATAATGGCGCTAAATATTCCTAGCTTAGTCGTAAGCGCAGTTACTACCTTTGACGGTAAAGCCCTGGGTAAAGGCCAAAAGCAAATAGCTAGTTTTGATAAAACCGTAAAAACTCTTGCTAAAACTTTTGGGGCTACTTTCGGAGCTGCAGCTTTAGTCAATTATGGCAAAAATGCCGTTAAAGCTTTTGCAGAAAATGAGAAATCAGCGGTCCGGCTTACTCGAGTAGTAAAAAACTTAGGGCTTGCTTTTGAGGTACCTCAGATTGAGCGTAACCTAGATGCTATATCGGCCAAGTATGGCCTCCAAGGCGAGGTACTACGCGAGGCTTTCCAAAAGTTAATCGCCGTTACCGGTTCAGCCGCTAAATCTACAGACTTATTAAACAATGCTTTAGATATATCTGCAGGCTCGGGAGAGGATTTACTTGCCGTAAGCCAGGATCTCGCATCCGCTTACGTAGGTAACACTAAAAGTCTAAGAAAATATAATTTAGGCCTTACTCAGTCCGAACTTAAAACCTTAAAGTTTGAGGATGCACTAGCCCTTTTAACTAAAACTTTCGGGGGCTCAGCTACCGAGGAGCTAACTACTTACAGCGCCAAGATGCGCGTATTAGGTGTC